CAGATAGCGCCGCGGTGGAGGTCTTGGCATTCTTGATGCTGTCAATGGCCCCCATGAAGCCGGTCTTGATGTCCACGCCGGACTTGGCGAACTTGCCCGCGGCCAGCTTCATCCCGGCCATGACCTGACCGGACTCGATGCCCGCTTTCTCGAAGTTGGCCATGAGGGCGATGGATTCATCCATGCCGAAACCCATAGCGCGCAACGCCGGGCCGTAAGTCTGGACGCTGCCGGTCAGTTGTTCCAGGCTGATACCAGACTTCTGCGTAGCCACGAACAGCTTGTCCAGCGTCGCCGCGCCCTCTTCGTTGGAGATGCCCCAGGAACCCATCATCTTGGCCAGCGTCGCGGCGTTGGCCGTTGCATCTCCGCCCATGAGTTTGGCAGACAGGGAAAGCCCTTTGGCCATGTCCTGAAGTGGCTGGCCCGTGGCATCAAGGCGGGAGTTGAGCTCGGTGATGGCCCCGGAAACGGTTTCCGCGTCTACAGGCACGTCCTTGAACACCGCCTTGAAGTCATCTTTCAGGCCATCGAGCACCTCGCCCGTGGCCCCCGTGCCCACGGCGATCTTGTCGTAGGCGTCATCCAACTGCATCCCCGCGTTGAACGCCGCGACGCCGATGCCGGCCACAGCCGTCGCAGCCGCCACCGCGCCGCCGATCACCACGGCTTTGCCGATGTCGGCTACTTTGTTGCCGATAGAGGCCAGCGTATTCCCGAGGGCGTTATCGACCTTTTTGCGGGCCTGTTCCAGGTCGCCGTCCAGCTTGTCCAGCGTCGCCCGGATCGGTATCTGTGCTTTTCCGAGTTCCTCGCCGCCGTCGGTCACTGTTCTCCTTCATGGCCTCAAACTCGCGCTTCTTGCGCTCGAGCTCCTCTGGCGCTACTTCACCCCGCACCGGCCTGATGAACCGCCTGAGCGGAGGCAGCCTTTTGACGCGCCCCAACGCGGCCATGTGCCAGGCCAGCCAGGCGTTGTTCTCTCGCGCCTGCTCCTGACGCCATGCCGCCCCGGCAAAGGCCAGCGCCGTCTCTTTTGGGGTCATGGCCCAGAACGCATCGACCGAGATCCCGTTCTTGAGCGCGTCGGCTAGGAAGCGCTGCCAGTCCCAAGCGGGGGGCTTTCATCGGCTGCTTTGCCTCCGTCGTAGGACATCACCGCCGCGATGGCCTCCATCACTGCCGCCGCGACTGGCCCAAACCCGCAGGCGTCCATTACCGCCCAGGCGTCAGCGATGGTGTAGGCCCGGCCCCCGGCCCGGCTCTCACGCCTAGCGTGTTCCATCCCCACCAGCAGCATCTGCGCCACATCGGAGATCGAGAGCTCGTTGCTCTGCACCCCGCGCATGAGTTGCAGCGTCGTTTTGCCGGTCAGCCGCTCAGCGTCGGCCAGCGCCCGATTGGTGAACAGGATCGGGCGCTGCTCGCCGTCAACCAGCAGATAAGCCTCGCCCCTCGCGCCGCTCACGTTCCGATCGGCGTCCACTCGCCGTCGATGGTCAGGCTGATCGAGCAGGTGGACACGTCGTTATCCGGCGCATCCATCGAGATGCTGGTCACCAGGGCCGTTGCCTGTTCCACATCAACGCCCTCTTCCTGGCGCACGACCAGGATAAAGGTGCCGTTGCGGTTGGCCGCCACCAGCGCCTGATACGTTGCCTCGCTGGGCACGTAGAGGCCATCCATCGAGATCGTGCTGCCGTAACGCCCGGCCAGCACTCGCTTGGCGCGAGCGTCCTTCGAGCTCGCGTCGATCTCGTCGGTGGTCTCGTCGAAGGTCGCCCCGCGCTGTCCGGTCGCGGCCTCCCACACGGGAGAGCCGGGGGAACCAGTATTGACATAAATCAAAATATCGACGCCATTTATGGCCATTCTGTTCTCCTTGTTACACTACTATGCGGTCTAGGCCAGCGGCAATCGCCTGCCCCACGTCCGCGCGAATCTCCCGTTCGGTCAGTCTCAGCACCCGGTATCCATTTCTCCAGAACCAAGAGTCCCGCATCCGGTCTCTCTTTTTCATGTTCGGGAGCGAATGCCAGTAGTCGCCATCGCACTCTATGTCCAGATTCATAGAGGAAACGAAGATGTCACAGATGAACGGGCCGATGACCTTCTGTTCCTCGAACTCAATGCCCTGCATCCGTAGCGCCTGCGCCGCAGACACCTCTATCGAAGTAGGCCCGTGAATGTTGGCAAGTGCAGCCAGCCCTTTTTCTCGGAACTCGGGCTCACACCAAAGACTCTTCATTACTCCCGATATTTTCTGTCTGTGCGTAGGGTCTTCCCAAAGTCGCTTAGCCGCCTCCCCAATGACCCGCTTGGTCTCAGCCGATTGATGCTGTCCGTTCTTCCATCCGCGCTTCTCTTTTGGAATCTGCTTCCCCTTTTGGCTACTACGTCGGCCCGTAATGGCCTTGAGCAGGGCGGCCTTGTGCGATTCCGAGAGATGATAGTCCTGTGGCGGCCTTCTTCCGTGTCCTTCCGCGACAGACTTGGCAAGGCCCTCCGCTATGTGTTGCCTGTGTTCTTCAGTGAGCGGGATGCCCGGCTTCCTCCCCGGCTTGGCTTTGGTGGTATCCCCATGCGCCTGCCAGCGTTTGTAGTGCATGGAACACATGCCACGCCCTCTAGCTGGCCTTTTGCATCCTTCGACCGAACACATGGCCGCCACTTCTAAGCCTCCATCATGATCAACTTTACCGTCACGATTCGCCCGTATGCGTCTTGCTCGTTGCTCGCTATCGGCCCCGAGCATTCGGCCACCAACGTCCCGTAGCCCGCTACGACCAGCTTGTGCCGATGCAACAGCCCTCTCACCCGCTCAGCGATCTGCTCCACTGGCATGGCGTCCCCATCCGCTACCGTATAGCAGCGCACATCGCGCCAGATGCGCCGGCCCAGGCCCAGCTTGGTGTCGAAGGATGTGTCGGCCACATCCCCGGCGCTGACCAGGTAGGGCAGCACGGCGTCACCCGGCACCGGGTCGATGGTGAAGATCGCTGGCGCGCCCTCGTAGGAGGCCAGCATCCCTACCAGCGGCGGGTCAGCCGCCAGATAGTCGTAGATCCCCTGCGTCAATGCGTTCATTTGCCCACAAACCGTTTCATGATCTCGGCGCGGTTGCCGAATACCGCCGGGCGCAGGAACGGCCTGGCGGACATCTTCACCGTACCCAACTCGAGAAACCAGGCCCAAAAGGCGCGGCGCTTGACGCCGACAATAGTTTCCACCGCCTCCCCGTGCGCCTCAACTTTGTAGGTTATGTCTGAGCGCAGGATGCCTCGATCCACCGGCGCATTCGCTGAGGCCCGCTCCGCGCAGAATTGCCCGACGCGATCCATGCCGTCAATGACTTTGGCGCTGACCCCCGCCTTGAACTTGTCGGCGTTCCAGGTGATCTTGACTCCGCTCACGACCCGACCTCCTTCGTGGGCTTCTGGATTTCGAGGCAATCTATCTCGAGATGGTGATCCGCCCGGCTCGGCTCACGCACGCCCTGGACGATCACCGTCACCTCATCGCCCTCTACCGTGTCCTCGCGCTGGATGTCCGTCCCGGCTACCACGTACAGGACATGGCTGATCGCCCGCTCCAACTGGTCGGCCACGTCGCGCTCTGAGCCGCCCGCCGGGCGCAGCCGCCCGCGTATCGTGCCCAGGGGCGTGTAGGCTATCGCCCAACCGCCCTGGCCGTTGGAAAGGCGCACCGGACGCGAGACCAGGAAGTCGTTATTGAGCAGGCCGGTAAAGATGCTCACAGTCTGTACCTGTCCAGTCGCTCTTTCTCGCTCTTGAGTAGCAGCGGCGCGGCACTCGCCCCCAAGACGCCTTCCCCTGCCCCCTCGCCCCCGAAGGACACGCTATAATCGCCCAGACTCAGGGCCGTGACGCCGGAAATGCCGCTCATCTCCTCAGCGCGCAGCCCCGCTTGGTAGGCCCGGCTCGCGGCGCGGGTGGCGATGGACACGATGTCGTCGGGAATGACCGCATAGCCGTGCGAGTACTCCACCTCGATGATCTGGACGCCCACCACCCAGTAAGCGTCAATGCGATGGAGGATCCCGTGCTCGCCCAGCTTGTAGTCATCGTCCACGACCAGCAGGTCGCCGTCCTCAGTGACCGAGGCAACCCCCGTCACGGGCAGTTCGGGTAGAAAGATCTTCGTGCCCCCGATGCAGTCCAGGATGATCGTCTCGCCCACCACGGCCTCAAGCGCCTGGTGGCAGTAGTTCTGTATCGCCGCCGTGGCCTCAGTGATGGCCCTATTGGCCGCGTCCAGTTTTGCCCCCGGAACCGCGATCTGCAGGAAGTGCTCGATGTCGGCCACTGTACAGAACATGTTCAGCCGCCTTTGTTGGGAGACTGCTTGCGCATCTTGTTTGGCGGAGGCTCAGCCATCTTCGGGGGCGCGGGGATCAGCCCCAGGCGCACGGCCTCGTCCTCGTGCATCTGCTGCCAGACGCCGGGCTTGATCTCGATGCGGATCAGCGGCCCCGTCCGCAACTCCATCGGGATGTCGCTGAGGATCATCGTCTCCACATAGCCCGCAGTCGTCTTCATCGTGCACTCCGTTCTCGCATCCGCGCGAAACGCTCTTTCGTCTTTTCCTCCTGGCCCTCGGGACAGGACACAAACACATTCGGGCCGATCTGCACTCGCACCATCACCTGCTGGTGGCTCATGGCCCTGGATCTCGCCGTGCGCGCATCCTGTTCGGCGCGCTTCTGCAGATCGGCCAACCAGGATCTCGGTAGGGCGCAGAATAGCGGCTTGACCAGGTACAGCGCCCGCAGGAAGGCCAGCCGTTCATCGCCGCCGGTACCGTTCCCATCGCCGCATTCGGCGCGCCAGGTCTCCAGGAAGCGACGGCCGTCGGGACTATCACGCACGAACAGTAACTCGTGTGCGTACAAGAGCACCCGCAGGTCGCGGATCACCGCCTCCGTGCGCTTCTGGTCCGACGGCGTGCCCTGGTCTTTGGCCAGCACCCCATAGCGCCAGAGAGGCGCGGCCACGTCCCAGCGCTCCAGGAAGTGCATCCCGGCAGGGATCAGATCCCAGGGAATGATGGTGCCCGGCGCGGCGAAGAGCGTCCGGCCATAGGGCAGATCCCATGAGTCGGTGATGGCCAGCGCCAGCCCGGCCTTTTTCGCGCGAAGGGTTGCCGTACCATCAGGCGCTCGCAATACCAGGCCCGTGTCAGCTTCCCCGCTGTACCCCATGTGTCCATCGGTCATTTGCATACCTGCATCAGGGCGACGATTGAAGTCTTGTGCCGACTCAATGCAGGCCTCCGCAGAAATCGCCATTTCCTCTCCGTGTAGAACCCGTAAGCCCGCCCATAGTCCGTGTCAGGGTCGAATATCTCCAGCGTGTCCAAGCTGAAGAACCAGCGGTGCGTCGGGTCCCGATACGAGCTGTCGCTCTGCCACCAGGGGACCCGCAAGTCCAACGTTCCATCGGGCCGCAGTAGCCGCCAACACTCATCCATCGACTCGATCAGCGTCAATCGTAGATGCTCTAACACGGCTTGGGCGACTATGCAGTCAAATGACTCATCTGCCCAGGGCCAGGGCAGGACGTTGAGATCATGCACCACATCGATCTCTGACCGGTGCCGTCGGATGTCGTGGTTGACAGCGCCCGGCAGGATAACGTTTCCACAGCCCAGGTTCAGAGTATCCGGCATTGGCGGTACTCCTCCGGCGGCTCCAATGTGACCAGGTCCACCGGCTCGATCATGAGGCGCGTCCAGTTCTTCCCCGGCACCCGTATTGAGTCTGGGCAGTAGTGCCAGGTATATACATCCTTCAAGTATCCGACTACCCCACCATTTTTCCGTACATGCCGCGCCTGCGTCTTATTCGGCGAACGGCGGTCCTCCCGCCTCGTAAATAGGCCGCCAGATACCAATACCAAACCACGGCGCATTGCCAGGAAATGGCCGCTCACGTAAGCCGAGTAGACTACCTCGCCATCGTCAGCGTAGGGGTGACGTGAGCCGGTCTTGTTGTCGCCGGGATTGTTCAGGCCCAGCATCAACAGTTTCGGGCGACTGGACATCGCATCGAGTAGCCGATGCAACCAGTCCGGATCGAGTAACGGGCACAACGCATCATCGTCCGTACAGATCACCGGGTCTGACTTAGATACCTTGGCCACGTCGATCAGGTTCTGGTGCATACCCGCTCGCTTTTCGCGCCTATAAAGATTCAGCCCCAATGCCTTGATGTAATCGGCGGTGCCATCGGTGCTGGCGTCATCAATCACGCTCAGGCGATAGGGCGTCGTCGTGCGTTCTTGGATACATTCGATGGTGCGCCGGAGCATGTCCAGCCGATTATGCGTACCGATCACAATGTCAGTGACCATGCGGAGCCGTCCTTACAATCATCGCCGCCAATGGCTCCAGCGTATCCGCGTTGATCAGTACCACATCCCGCGACCTCAGATCCTGGCCGTTGCGCGCCGACACCGCGCCAATGTGTTGGCAGTACACGCCAGTCAGATAGGCCACGGACCAGCCTTTCGCTGACACCTCGCCGCTCCATGCGCGGTCCAAGCTCGTGCTGTCAGCGCGGATCTTGATCCCGCCCAGGCTGCCCCCGACCGGCGGGATGACGATGCTGCGCATGAGATCGCGCCGGATGAATGCCAGATGCGCGCCCACGCGATCACAGAGCGTCAAGGGGCCTTCTTGACGGATGGCTTTGGCGGGGGCAGTCGGCAGATGCAGCGCCAGCAATCCCAACTTGCGGTATCTGGCCATTGCCGCCAGCCCACGGCTCAGCCAGTCCGGTTCGAGCGCTGGGCACAGGATGTCGTCGTCGGTAAATACCAGCACGTCCGACACTGCCAACAGGGCCGCCGCGTTCCAGTTGGCCCCAATCGGCTCGCTCCTGGGTCGGGTGGTCAGGCCCGCAATCATCCCCGCTTGCAGCAGACTCCGCAGATATGGCACATTCCCCTCAGTAGAGGCATCGTCTATCACGTGCAGGCGAAATGCGGATGTCGTGCGCTCGAACAGATAGGTGAGCGTGCGCTTGAGCAGCGGCAGGCGGTTGCGAGTGCAGAGCACGATATCAGTGATCATGGCCGCCGCCTCTCCTCATGCAGCTTGACCATCCGCCACGCCTCCGGGCTGTCTATCCGTCCCGACACCATCCCGCTCCACCGCCGTGCGTCGCCGGGGTAGTGCCTCAGCCCGGCGGTGGTGATACCCGCCGTGTACTTGTCGAAGGTGTTCCACTCGTTTCCGAGCAGCCATATCTTCAGC